TTTCTGGGAATATGTGACGGGCATGGAGATACTTGAAAGCATCACTAATAAGGGAGTCGTCTAGGTTGGAGGAGGATGTAAGAGGCTGAAACCACTCATGGTTATCAATATCCAGATCCCAGATAATGTCATCTTCGGGTCTGGGTTCAAACACCTCATCATTTTCTAGAGTTTTGAAGACGAACCTAGACCATGCTGCCCTGGGAGACACATTCTCAAGGAATGCATACAGTTGGATGAAGTTACCCCTCTTTCCTGTTTTAAAACATTGCCATAGTCCACTGATAATATTAATGCTGAAGTGTCTCTTGTAGTCGTTTTGTAGGAAGGGAGAAGCGCAGACCCACTCTCTTCCACCAGATTGCCACCTACCTTCAGGTAGATGCTCCTCGACATAATCCTGAATGTATTCGCTACTTACTATTGCGTCTAGGTTTTTTTGTTGCATTCTGTAATCTCTCTTCGACTAGTTGGGCTGGGTTGAACACTGGGCACAGGGACTTGAAACCACACCAATTACAATACTGGTTCTCGGAGGCTTTTAAATCAACTTTCTTTGCTTTCTTTATATTCCAAGCATCTTCTACAATACGCTTGTTATGTTTGATAAGGGAAGCAGGGGTGTACTTGACAGTAACCATGTTGTCTGTAAGGGGATAGTAGTGAGCAAAGGTGATCTTATCAACAGGAATGTCATATGTTTTGTGGGCTGCGTATACATAGCTCATACCTTGGGAATCATCAAATAGCTCAAACTTACTCTTCTCACGCTTGCCAGTCTTGTAATCTATGACCAATAAGCCTCCTTCCTTGCCTTTAATGATCCTGTCCACAAACCCCACTTGCTCAACACAACCTAGGTCTTGCTTGTAAGATAGCTCAACCTGCCCCTTTTCTGGGAAAGAGGCATTTAAACGAAGGAAATTTCTTAAACAGGTAATTATCTTAGGTTCGTAGACTTTACCAAATTTATAGGTTTTACGAAGATTCTGGGCAACTTCCTGTAATTGCTCCAAAGTAGTGCATTCTACTCCTTCCTCAAAGATCTGGTGTATATATGACCCAAACTGGAGAGCATCCTTATTTCCTGGATCTGTCTCCTCTAGGTAGTCTACATAGCGATAACGATACTTCAGTCTACATTGTCTCCATAGGTCTCTTTTGGTATTACTTATCTGATTACAGAACATTAAAGATCCTCCATAAAACCAGTAATTACTGGGCTATACGCCTCTATATCTATAGACTCTAGGAAATTAAGTACTTGTTCTCTAGAATAGTTACATTTAGAGGTTAGGAAGGTATATAAAGTAGATAACTTTAAACATCGTCTATCAGAAAGACATTTAATTAATCTAGTTTGAAAGAGCTTAAGGAACTTAGTACTATATTTATCTTTCCATCTATTAATAAACTCATTACTTAATGTAAAGTCTAGTAATTCTGTAAATTCAAACAATAATTGATTAATATCTTCTGTATTAGTAGTGTATACCATATTTACCTTTATTTTAATCTATTCTAGCGTAGGACCCCTCACATGTCAAATACTTTTTCGAAAAAATTTGAAAAATTTGTAGGAGAGGTAGGCTCAGACCTTAATTTGGTTGGCTCTGATGATCAACCAAGGTCTCGGGTCCAAAAGTCCATGATGTCTTCGGCTGCTATACTAGCAGGAGATGTACTATTTTTTAATTATCGTTCGGAAAGATTTGGGGTTGGGGAACATATGGGTATGGTCATAGGAAACCATAGAAGTCTAAATGGTATATATAACTTTACTAGCCAAAAGAAAGTATCAAAAAAGTATGTTTCTGCGGTTAAGCTAAATAATATATGGCATGAGACTGCCAGCATACTTATTGAAGCATATAGAGAGACTCAACTAAAATATACTTCAGTAGATCAGGATGAGGAAAAAGGACTTAAGGTTAGGGAGGAGAAAAAGGCAGATTCAACAGAAGGAACAAAGACTGAAGATGACGAGGATAAAGAGGTAAAGAAAAGTAAAGAAGATAAAACTAGGGAATCATTTATGACGATAGTGGGAAGAGAGAATTATAGAACTTATATAATAAATAATATGTGGAACACTTATGAATTTAGTTTCAGAAAAGAGGATGTAACCTAATGGCAGCAACAATACATGATTTACATGAAGAACTAGAAGTCCTTAATCAGACTATGACTACCATTCTGACTCTTCAGCAGACTCAGCAGATGCAAAGAGAAGCTGTTGGTCCAGGGGGGGGAGCTTCGGATGATAAATCTATGCTCGTTAACATGGTAACCACAGGATTTACAATACCCTTCGAAGCTATGGCAGATAAAGCTGCTAAAATTTTGCAGATGGCGGCTAATATGGTGCAGTCAGTGGATAACTTAGAATATACCACTCTATCAGATGGCAGAAATACTAGGGCTCAAATAGCGTTATTACTTGAGGAATCAAGATCGGAGGGGGAGGATGCAAAAAATTTAGGAATGCAAATAGGAGGAGTTTTAGAAAATGTAGTCACAATGAATAATGCACTTCAAGTGGGTATCTCTTTAGATAAAGACTCCGATAAGAGATTACGAAACCAGATAACTATTTTAGATAAACAAGGAGCGCAGGGACAGATGCTTCTGAACTTTACTAAAGATTTAGTGGGTATGGGATTTACTAGAAAAGACGCTAAGGAGTCATTGCAGCACTTAACTGATATAGGATTTTATTCTATTCAAAATGCCCAGCACCAAGCTAACATGCTTAAGAGGATGAATGATTACTTTGGAATCACTTTACTACAAGAACCAAAATTAGCTAATGATATGAGACAGATGTTGGAAGTGACCTTAGTGGATGTTGATCCAACTAAAAAAGCTGGTTTCATGGATCAACTTAAACTTGCTTTATTTCCTGAGGGAGATGATATTGCGTATAGACAATTCGTAAAGGGCGCAGACGAGTTCGCAGCCATATCAGAACGACTTGCTGGAGAATTTAGTGCAGCGTTTAGCGTGGATCCAGTCCAACAACAAGAAGATCGAATAGTTATTATAAATAAGTGGATGGAGGCTAGTGATATTTTTGCTCAACATAGAAAAGATGCAGCCGATATAATTTCTGACGATAAATTAGCCAGAGCCAAACAGCTTGATGTTCCCTTCATGAAACAAGTGTTTGAGGGACTGATGGAAGCCAATCAAGCTATGGCAGCTACTGATGCTGATAGAGCGGTGCAGCAGGTTAGAGATGACCAGAAATTTCTTCAAATATTCTCTTCTGCTTTTCCTGCTGAACCAGGCGCACTTAGGGTACATGCGTATGAAGCCCAGATGCTGACTGTGGCTGATGGTCTTGTCGTTACTGGACAAAGAATGTTTCAAGAAAGTTTGAAAGAGTTAGATCCTGTTTCTAAAGCCCTACAAGAAGCTATATCACAGACAGTAGAACCTGTAGCTGCTGCTTTAGTCGGATCATTTGGTACTGTTATTAATCGTCTCAACCAGTTTGGTGAAGTAGTAGTTGGTGTCGTTGAATACATTACAGGAGCAAATATAGGTGAGGCTATGAGTAGTGAGATGAGATTGCAGACTAGAGCGCAGTTAATGGATAACATAAATTCCCCTATGAGGGGAATTTATGGGGATTGGCCCCGCAGAAGTATGTATCCTGGTGGTAGACACTGGTATCCAGAAGACGATGATTAGTGAGATAGGAGATTTATATGACACATAATAATAGAGTAGTTAGAGTAGATTCTCTTTTAGGGAATGAGGATTGGTTAGGTAAACTAACCTTACATTATTTTACAGGAGACTCTGTTCCTGTAGCTAGAGTTATACCTTTTTTTGAAAATCCAACTATAATTGAATCACAAAACCCTAGGTATATGAACTATGCTCCTGTAGGGAGATCATCTAACTTGTTTGGGTATTTGGGAGCCGACTCTAGGAAGTTTAATTTATCATTTAAGTTAAATTTACCTCATATTACTAGCCTAGTTAAACAGTATTCAAATTTATGGTCCACACCTCCTACAAAACTTCAAAAAAGGAAAGAGATTTTAGAGGAAGATATATCTACTATACAAAACATAGAAGGATTAGGGAGCGAGGACCCGTTCGCTGACCCTGATACCCTTCAAAGTACGGGTGGACAGCAGGAGATATTTGAAGGTAGATCAGAAATAAAAGATATTAAAGACAAACAAAAGCACTTCAAAGGAATAGCAGAAGAAATTGATCTATTGTATGAAGATTTGCTTGCGGCAAATAATGAACCTGCTAGTAATCTGAAAAAGTTTCTAGCTATTGACAGTAAGATGCTTAGACCAGACAGTGATGGTACTCAGTGGCGCAGAAGTGTGATTAACAGCGTAGCTTCTTTGGTAGCGTCTATTAGATCTACTGTTATTAACAACAATATAGACCCACAATATGGTCCACCATTAGTAAGATTGGATTGGGGAATTTTATATAGAGATGTTCCTTGTGTATGCAAAGGATATACCATAAATGTAAATGGTAAGGCGGGGTACGATAAACAGACGCTATTGCCTAGGGTATTAGAGGTTACTATGAGTTTAGAAGAGGCTAGAAACCTTCGTGGAAATGCATTTGCTGTCCAAGCCAATGATTTAATTGGATGGGAAGTATTAGTAGGAACAGAGCAGAGCCCAGGTCTTACGATGGATCCTGGTAACTTCACCACTTGGAAATCAAAAATTAATACATAATGCTTAAATATTCTTCTAGATATGATTTTGGAGTTAATATTATTACCCACAAGGGTAAAGAGATTACTACCTCCATAAATACTACCTTTATGGACAATATGGAAAGTACAATTAGCCGTGGAGCCCATTCACTAGGTAAGGTAAAGCAGTACATTGCCCATAGACCAGATTCTATATCAGATATTTTTTATAACTCTTCTTCTTATTGGTGGTATTTTTTATTATATAATAATATAAATGACCCGTTAGAAAGGCTTAACCCTTCTGATACTATTCTAATTCCTCAACTAAATGATTTTTTCAGACGATAATATAGAAACTGTAAATGTACTTATCTCAAAAAAAGCAGAACATATAGACGCTTTTTTTGAGTCTGGAGAATTGAAGGATGGGTTATTGTTAGGTACTAACGATGGTACATTAATCTCTATGGAGCATTCGTTAGGAGCAGGGGTAGGACCCGACCAGAACATAACTATTAAATTTGCTGACTCAGGTGGAGTGACCTTACAAGATATATTCTCATTAAATATTAATCATCTTGTATCGCTATCTAAATTTGCCACTAAGCAAGATTTATTTCTTATCTCTTATGGGGTAGGACCTGACAGAGCTAATTGGCACGGTCCTTCCTACCATTATCTATATAACACTGATTATGAGATTTTAGCAGACGCATTAGAGATAACTACTTTATATTTCACCCCATCGTTGTTTATGGCTGCTGGTGGTGCGCCCCCAATACCAGGATCTGCGGCTGTTAAACCTACCAAAATGGATTTCGGAGAAATTATAGGAACTGTGCATACTAATGGGGCTATAAATTTTAATAGTACTGATGAATTAGTGGAGTCTTTGCTAAAGTTATATACAAAAGCTGCTTCTAAGGAATATGGACTTCCAGCCCTGATAAAAATTCCACCTGAAATTATTAAGCAGTACCTTACTCAAGAATTAACTGAAAAATCCGCTATATCTCCCAACACTTTTGTTTTTGGGACTTCAGATTTAAATACATTAACTCATGTAGTAGATGATTTTAACAATTTTAATATAAATGTAGATAATTCTACAGATATACAAATACATACTGATTTTGATGGAAATGTAGTGCTAAATTCTTTTGAATCTGAAAAGATAAACGCTTTAACCACATTACTACAACTTCCATCAATAACATTAACTACAGAAGTAAGTCCTACTATAATGGCACCTGTATTACCACCAGACCCACCCCCACCAACATCACCACCAACTCCACCAGTCCCATCTCCAACAGCACCTGGGTATTGGAATAACCCATCTATATTTGAGTTAATCACCAGTCCTCCTGATATAGCCGCAGCAACAACTATATTTGTACCCCCTCCACCACCACCCCTCCCTCTTTTAACTGTTAATCTAGTTATGAACTTGTCTATAGATTATAGGACGGGAAGGCAATCTTTCGCTACGGTATTTATAAAGTTATTTAATGCTTTACGCTCTAATGGGGGGTTGAATGTTAATCTAGAGAATAAGGATGTGTTTGCTTCTACAGGAGTACAGGCATTAGATTTACAACCTGTAGTGTATGCTTTGAATGATCAACCTACATTACAAGCTATGATAGATAATGGTATAATAGATCCTTCTTGGGCAGGTAACTCTGTAGTTATAGGGGGAGATATTACTTCTATATTAGATATATTTGGGCATACAGGAACAGGACCAGCGTTCCAAAAGTACACGGATGATTTTGGTTTAGTGGGAGATCCCAAAGACCCTACTTGGGGAGTTATACCTGCATCACAAAGACATGTATTAATTTTGGAAACATCTAAAAATATATTATCTTTTGCTGTAAACTCCAAACAACCCTCTATTGAATTTTTTAGAGATAATATATTTTATAAATCTGCTGCTGACTCTGGAACTGTGGAGGAGTATCTGGAATTTATATCCTCTTTCCTTAAGAAGTCTGTAGAAAAATATGGTGGTCCTAGTACAGACAACCCATTTTCAGAAGATGTGTTTTATGATTACAAAGAACAAGCTAAAGAACTGTATACTAATTTAGAAACTTTAGACCCCTCTGCTTTCGGTAATTTATTTTTAGCTACTGATACCAAGTTTGCGGGGTTATTAACTTATATGTATTGGTATTACGAGTATGTAGCAAAAGGAACTATTTTTGCCACAGCCAATACTCTTCCTTATTTTAATTACTCTAGTCCTTTAATGATCGGTCACCCAGTACTAGTACGAGTTAGAAGAAATCCTTCTACCTATGATCATTTAATAGATAAACTCTATAATAGTTTTAATAGTGGTAGATATCTTATGATGGGATTTAAGCATTCCATAACCAATACACAAGCTACTAGTACATTCTACTTGAATAAAATAGTATTATCATGAATTATGAAATAAAATTAGCCACTGTAGTTGATACAAATACCTTATCTAAAAGAGGTATATTCCAAGCGTTACTTTATAAAACTAATCTACAGGTCCCCGTAGTTATGACTACCCCTATGGGGTCTCACCCTACTTCTATAGAGCATGGAACCTTCGCAGGATTATTTGGAAGTCCTACTCTCTGGACTCAGGTTTTAATAAAAAAAATAGATGATAGTGGATACTGGTATTTTGATTCTATACCAGGGATTCAGGGAGCCCTCCCTACTTTAAAGTCTAATATATTTCCCACCCTTACCGACAGTCAGATAGGATCATTAGTAAGTACAGAGGATTCAGTTAATTCTTTTTCACATTCTAGGACTCCCCAAAAGTATGGGATTATTTCTCCCTTAGGGAACAAATTAGTATTAAGCGATAGCCACAATGCAGTAGATAGATCCCTGTTCGCTAAAATAGAAAGTAAAACCAAGCAAAGAGCTTTGTTCAACTCGTCTACTGGCATTAGTGTTTTTAAAAATAGGTCAGGGGATGGATTATTAGTTACCTCTAAAAGAACTAAATCTAAATATGGACCTAGAAGCATTAGATTATCGACATTTGGTAACATAACTGAGTACACTACTAATGGAAAAATTACACTTAAAGTCGGATCTGCTGGCAGAGTGTTTAATATTATTAATCAAGCTATTAAAAACTTTAATCAGGCAGGTATACCCTCAGATAATGATGTAGGATCTATTAATGTAGAAAGTTATGAGAATGATATAACTTTACGAGTTAATAGTAAGGCTACGGGGAGGCGTATATTTATAGATGCTACTAATGCTAATGGTTTAGTTTCTATAAAAGCTGGGTCTGGGGGAGTAGAGGTGTTTACTGATGGTCAAGTAGATGTTAACTGTGGTGGAGATTTTAATGTAAAAGCTGGTGGTAATATAAATATACAGGCTGGTACAGGTAAATCTATACATCTGAACCCAGGATTTGATCCGTGGCCTGGAAAAACTTCCCACACTAAAGATAATAAGGAATTAGCAGAAGATTCTGTGTCGTAACTATGAGTAAATTCAATCCCAATATGTTAAATGACCCGTTAGGGGAAGCAATTAAGCTGAGTTTTGGTTTTCCTGATTGTATGGTTGATTTGACCAAAGATATCCTATCCATTCTTCCTGGAGATATACTTGGTGGTATAGCAAAAGGTATCGGGGAAGGTAGAGATGCAGCCCAAGACTGCATAGCGGGTTGGTTTGAAGAGATACATGATGCTTTAGGTATCTTAGAGTATGATAGCACAACTGGTCACCTAAGTTTATTGGGGAACTCATCCCAGGCTGGGGTAGATGGTCAAGCAGATAATTTTTTGAGTACTATGGGAAACTTCTTCGGAGCTATAGCTGGTGGAGGAATGGCTTTATACCAAGCGTATGAGGATGTAGCTGATCAGATAGAGGCATATGAGGCGTGTTGGCAGGATTGGCAGGATATGCTGGAGGCAGAACAGAAAGGGGAAGATTCTGGATCAGGTGAGGGGGCTCTTACTAGAACTAAAGGAGAGTTTTTAGTTTTAAAGGCTCAGATAACTGCTGCTCAAGAGTATGTGGATAAAGCTAATAAAGTATTAGGGGATATATCGACTATTATGGGCGAAAGAGCAGAAGATCCCTCCCTTATACCCATACTAGCACCAGTAAATACTGATTTAGTAGATCTTTCTCCAATATTTAGACTTACTTTTGGTCCTCCCAAGGCTAAGACTGGGCAGTATCTTTTATCAGTAGATGGAATCTACTATGATTCTCAAACCAGAACATACGCAGATGGCTCTCCCGTACCAACTGTAGAGGATTTAACTTTTATACCCGCTAAAGATAGATGGAGGCTTGATCATTCCCCTAATTTAGGTGGAAGAGGGACAGCATACTCTTTAAAAGATTTAGATGCTTATGTAGATACATTATTTGATATCAAAAAAATAGATAATACTACTGCTTTAGAGACTTACTATGCAGATGACCACTATTTACAAGTTTTAGAGACTCAACGAAACCAAACTATTAGTAATTTAACTAAAAATATAGTTGAACTACAAACTTTAGGGTATGGCCCCGATTCAGCGTTGCATATAAACTATACCCAACAAATAAAATCACAAAATGCAGCATTTAATAAAAAAATAAACAAAAGAAAGAAACAAATTGAAGTTGCTGTAAAGGCTCCTGATTTGTTTGGATCGGAAACATATTTTTCCCCTGGACAGGTGCCAATTAATGATTTCTCTTTCCTTAGTTCAATAAATCTAGATGTTGAAGTGCAAAAACAAAGAAATTTATCCTTTGATCATGGAGAAATTAGTGGTATAGTGTTGCCTATAGCTCCTACATATGTACATTCTCAAGGAATTAGTGATAAAGTAGTATTAACTCCTTTAGAGGTGGCTCCTATAGGAGTTGGGAGTAATATAGATGGGGAATCACTAGAGGATGTCTCGCCGCAACTCTCCTTAACCACTAATATAGTTACTCATGGATTAAAGGCAATATATAATTTTGCAGATGTTAATATACAGTCTCCCAGTTCTCTTGATTTTAAAACTTTAAATTGTATTGCGGAAGGGACTTATGACAGAGCCCAAACTGTATCAACTAATTTACCTCTCTTATTCCAAAAAGGTTTGGGTATACCCTATCTAGCAGGAATTCCACAAGTATATAAAAAGTCTGCTGGTTATGAATTTTTTGGGGAAACTTGGTCCACTTACCCCTTTAGTATACGGGGGGCAGGTAATTACATTAAATTACCTGATACTAGTTCTTATCAGAACCTACTATATTCCAATCAGGGTGCCACTATTGATCTTTGGACCTATATCCCAGGATTATCGCAACAAGAGGGTCCTCCAAGTGGGGAAACTTTTCTATCTCACCCTTATGATACTAGCGCATTTGGACTTGAGTTGAGTAGTGCAGGAGGTAAGTGGTGTGATATGCACTACTATAGGGTATTATTGGGGTGCGAAAATACAGGGGGGGATAATCAAAATTTAGATCAATCCTCTATAGTTGTAGATAGGGGTTCTATTAATGTAAGAGGAATGCTAATGGGATTTAGTAGAGATCCTAGAATGTATTATGAAAATGGCATAGTTAACCCTGGTAGTACGGACCTTAATCCTAGAGAGAATTATGGTGGTTATGTCACTTCAGTTTCTTCTGTTGTGTCTGGAGTAGCTGATTCCAATGGTGACTCTGGGGACTGGATAATATCCTCTCTCCCAAATAACCCTCTTCCAGAGGCATCCTTTCAAGCCAGCGGAACTTGGAAGTCTAAAAATATTGATGGGGTAGCTAAGTCTGTAGAGTTCACGCTTAATTCGGGAGGAGATAAATATCCCCTTTCTTCTAATGATGCTTGTTGTGTTATTTATGTTTCTGGGGACGATTCTTTTAGGGCTGGGTACGCTTTAAGTTCTACACTAAGTATAGCTCCTTTTAACGGAAATTATCAGGCTGGAACTGGATCTTCTGTGTTCTTTATAGCACCTACTCAATCTTATAATACTTCATCAGTTGGATTTGTTCGCCCTGCTGGGTGTAGAGTAAACTCTACCGATATACTTAAATTTGTGGTCTCCACAGATAAAATAGTTGGGTCTACATCGTTTTCGGATATAAAGTCTAAGTTTGTAAACCTACAGATCGTATTCGACCCGCCTAACGATGCTCTTAAGTTTTATATAAACGGTGTTTTATTTAAAGAATCTGCTTTATCTGATGTATTCGATGTTACTCCACATTCGGCACCACAACTCCCCTCCTTTATGCTTCCCAAATCAGTAAGTACTAGTAGTTTTTACTACTCAGAAACTAATGTTACACAGGAAACTGGAATTTCAGTATTTAATAATGGTCCAAATACATACCCTCAATTTACTCCTTGGGTTGTGGGAGGAGGGTGGACAGATGGAAGACCTGTAGATTTAGCCACATCTTCTGGTGGATTTTTAGATACTGGTGCTGGTGTGATTAGTTCTTATAATGGGTACTTAGGAAATTTAAAAATATATAACACAGCCCTAAATACAACAGAGCTTACTAAAAATTATGAAGCCCAAAAACTATTTTTTGAGAATATTGATTTAACTTACTACACTTTATGATTTAAAATTATGGTATTATATGGAAAAGTAGCTACTAATATAGTTAAAGAGGGTATCATATCTGGTCCTAAGTCTAAGACTATAGGTTTACAATGGCCCTCTAGCAGATCTTCCTCTATTCCTTATTTTAGTCAGTCTACTGGTTATTCATTAATTAAAGATCAGATAACTCAATTTATTTTAACTAAAAAAGGGGAACGACTTATGTTACCTGATTTTGGTACAACCTTAATGAATTTTGTATTTGAGCCTTTTACTAATGTTTTAGCGGGGATACTGGCTAGTGAAATTAAAAGTGGTTTAACTAGATATGCTCCAAATATTAAAGTTAATCGTATTAGATTTTTTCAAAGCGATAACTTACATGGTTTTGGGATGCCTGGGATAGAGGTTCAGGTATCGGTGTCCCCAGTTAAATCAACAGATATTATAAATATAAAGGTAAAATTATGAGCAACCCGTATTCTAGTAGAGCAGTACCATTCACTACAGTAGCTTCTGACTTTCAAAGATTAGCACAAATACCAGATTCCTTAAAAGATACTTATATTGATTACGGATCTACGGATTTTGCTACTTTGAGAGAATCTTTAATGAACTATATACGCGCAGTTTACCCTTTAGAGTATAATAACTTTGTAGAGTCTGATTTGGGGCTAATGCTTATAGAGCTTGTTTCTTATATGGGAGCAGTAATGTCATTAAAATCAGATATGTTAGCTAATGAAAACTTTATAACTACCGCTAAGGATATAGATAGCGTAAGAAAGCTGTTTAAGCTTGTTGGAATTTCTTTGAATGGTCCCACTTCTTCCCAAGCCACAGTTGATATTTCTGTTGATGGGGTTACTGAAATCGACAACACATTAACATTACAGCCCTCTGAAAGAGTATTCACGGTAACTTCTCCTGAGGATGGAGAACCTCTTACATTTACATTGTATAGACAAAGCACTGGTATGATAGATGCTGTAAATAGTAATGGAACCATTTCATTTACTTCTTCTGTGGCAAGCTTCTCTTCAGGGAACTATGCTGAAGGTGTTTTACTAGAAGGTGCTTTTGCTGTACAAAGTGGAACTTTTACGAGTATAAATACTTTTAAATCTGTAGTTTTAGAGGAAAGCCCAGTAGTACAAAATAGTGTGCAGGTTTATGTAACTTCTACAGAAACTCCTCAAGCTAATGGTGCATATAGACAAGTAAATAATTTATACCAAGCCTCTTCCACAGACGATAAAATTTTTGAAGTAGTGTACACTGATGATTATACTGCAAACATTTTATTTGGGGATGGGAGTAATGGGGTATCACCACCGTCATTAGCTTCGTATACCATAACCTATAGAGTAGGTGGGGGAACCAGAGGCAATATTCCTAATAACTTTTTAAATACTGTAGGAACGGGAATGTACAATGCTGTTACTGGAACTGGTATACGAGTGGTTCAAAATTCTTTAGCCACTGGGGGGGCAGACGCAGAGACTAAAGACCATGCCAAAAAATACGGCCCCTTATTCTTCAAAACTCAAGATAGAGTAGTATCTTTAGACGATTATAGAGCTTATGCCAATAGATTTACCTCCCCTCTTGGGACTACTGGTAAGGCTGTAGCTGTTACTAGAGAAGCATTCTCTTCTGCTAATATCATAGATTTATACCTATTAGAGAAAGCTAGTTCTACCCAATTTCAAAAAGCTTCTTTATCATTTAAAAATGCTTTATTATCAGATTTAGGGAGTAAAAAAATGATAACAGATGATATTGTATTGGTAGATGGTCTAATAAGAACTCTGGATCTAATAGTTACGATTACTGTAGACAAGAAGTTTGAAGGGTTGGGAACAACAGTATCTAATAGGGTAGCAAATAGAATACAGAGTTATTTTTTAGCTGACAATTGGGATTTTGGAGATCCTTTAATTCTTTCAGATTTAAATAGAGAAATTTTTGAAACAGATGATGTAAGATTCTCTTCTATTGATAACATGTCTTCTAATGTCCATGTTGAGTTTAATGAAATTATTCAATTAAATAATGTTTCGGTAAATATAGCTTTAGTTTAATGTCCCAAAAGTACTACAAAAGAAATTATAAGGATGCTTTAGATTACCTTATACCGTCACTATACTTTGAAACTGAGGTAGAGACTAGTGGTATGGGAGTATCACAAATTGATGATATTATTAATACCCATATAAACTTTTGTATAAATCAGCCTTCTCTACTCAATATATCTGCTGTGGGAGAATTTTCTTCTATTAATACAGTATCTGGTTTATCTAGATGGTTTGTTAATACTAATGATACTACAGAACAACTAAATTTAATAGATTTTGAAACTAATGTTCTTCATAAACTAGGCTTATGTACTGGGGAGGTAGCGGGGCAGTCCTGTGCTTCGTTCAATTGTTCTAGTGGAGATTGTGGTGGTGGGTTTTCTGGTACTCCATATAATAAACTTCTATCATTTTTTAAAGAGAAATTTTTACCAAAAGTTTCTTTAAATTCCTCGTCTTTAGCGGAGACAACATTAAGCTCTTTTTCTACTACACCTTCTGGAACTCATAATTATCTAATTAATAAATTAGGGTGGGCATACTTCCTAAACACTTCTGCGGATAATGTAGCTCCTTCTGGGTTTGTTGCAAGCGCACTAACCGATATGTATATGTCAGGTACTAACTTTTCAGTTAATACAGGAGTAAAAGGATTAGCTGATTATATATGGAGGAACTGGGCTACTCTATCTTCCGTATCGCAAGGGCTTCTATCTCCTACTTACTACTCTGGCACAGCAGAATATACTAGTGGAACACAGGGATTAGATAGGCTTACCACCTTAGTTGATATTATATATCCGGACCTAACATTCAATGAAAAGGATAGTTATGTAGAAGATGCTTTTATTGATTATATAGATAATGGTTTCGTTTTAGATACTTTAGAGCGCAAAGGACCGTTGAGTAAGTTTATAGAGGGGGTATCGTACTCTATGTACGACACTAATAATGAAGCTGAAAGACTTAAATACCTTTACTCATTAGAAAGATGTCCTGCCCACCTATTAAAGTATGTAGCTGAACTAATAGGGTGGAGATTAAGGGGATCAAATACTAAAGGATGGAGAAGACAGCTTTCGTATGCCGTCATATTGTATAAGCAGAAAGGAACTAAGGAGGGTCTTTATAATGCAATAACTACGGTTCTTCCAGGAACATCCATGGAGACCTCTGCTATAGCGGAACTTTACGAATCGTACATCCCATATTTAATGTATTATCTTCTTAATACAGATAGCACATTATTTAGTTCGTTTACCTCATGGACCCCTACACAAGCTTTACTATACACTAGCGGGGAATATAGTTATTCCGATATGGATTTAAATATCAGGGTAGTTATAGACTATATTCTTTTGAGAGCAGTACAAAAATATAATGATTTATTTTATGTTCGTAATTTTAAATTTGATTTAGAAAATCCTGAATTTGTATTTGAGTATAGGGACAGATCGTTCCCCATACCTCCATGGGAAGAAATAAAATTTTATAAATCTTGTGATGTGACTACTAACTTATTAAAGTTTTTAGAAGATGAATTAATATGTTTGGGGGTGTCTAGACCAAATGCTCGTAAATTCAATCAGTATGTAACCTCACATACTATTAGTAATACTGATACTGATATGTTCAGTAATGCGTTTTTATTCTTTACTAGTTCTATAAATATTGCTCCAAATGAATCAGATATTACACAATCATTAGAAGTAGATAAGTTTGATTACCTCTCGTTGTGGAGTGGTAAGTCCTCTACATTTAATGTGAATGTGTCCTCTGGGCCTTTCTCCTCTGAGTTTTTTAATACTTCTATATACAGTTCAGAAGAATTTTTTAAATCTTTATCTATAGTAGACGAGTTTTCCCCAGCAAAGTCTATGCCTAGGCCCCATGTAGATTTAGTAGATACGGATTACAGTAGGATAACAGGGTACAATTGCCCCAGTGTGAGATAT